TTGGGCTAATTCTAAGTTTAACGGCAGTATTATTGCTGGTACCGGGTTTGGTAAATCAAGATGTGCAATTTTTGCATGTGATTATGTTTTGGATCGTGTGGTTTCTGGTAAGGCGTTAATTTTAGTTCCCACGATTCAATTACAAAATCAGTTTGTTGATGAATTTCATAAATGGGATTTAGAATATTGCTTAGATAACGTTGAGATTCTTTGTTACCAAAGCGCTTATAAACTTAAAAATAAGCATTATGATATAGTAGTGTGTGATGAGGTACATTTAGGGTTAAGTCTAGAGTATCGTAAATTCTTTACTAACAATACATATGATAAATTATTATGTATGACTGCTACTCCACCTGAAGAAGAAGAGTATCAACAGTTATTATCTTTATTAGCTCCAACAGTATATACTATTACATTGGATGAGTGTGTTGCTTTAGGAATAGTTGCTCCTTATAAAATTTATTGTATGCCTGTAGTATTAACAGATATTGAGAAGAGAGACTATAAAACTATAAATAATCAATTTGTTTATTACAAATATCAGCTTGGAGAGTTTGATGCCTTTGATGAAGCAAAAAGATTAATAAGAGATAATAATGCACATCCACAAGACAGAAAAGCAGCAGCTGGATTTTATAAAGCTATGAGAGAGCGCAAAAAGATTGTAGATTTTGCGAAGAATAAAATAACAGCTTTTCAGGTGCTTATATCTAATAATATAGATAAAAGAATTTTAGGCTTTAGTGGAGCTAATGATTTTACAGATAAACTAGTAGACTCTGTAACTCCTTTAGCTATGGCATATCATTCTAAAAAGTCTAAAAAGTATAAAGAAACTGCCTTAGAAGCATTTAGAGATGGTAGTATAAATATTTTATGTTCTACTAAAGCCCTCAATCAAGGACTAGACGTACCTGATGCTAATATGGGAATTATATGTGGTATTACAAGTAAATCCTTATCAATGATACAAAGAGTTGGAAGGTTACTTAGATTTCAAAAAGGTAAAGTTGGAGAAATATATATACTATATGTTGAAAATTCTCAAGAAGAAAAATGGTTAAAGAATGCTGTAAAATCTTTAAATAACGTAAATTGGCTAACTTAAAATATATAAAATATGACAATAGAAATAGACTTAGAATTATTAAAAACAACTAACTTATCACCTAATGAGTTTATAGTATTATACTTAAACCTTAGAAAAGGATACAGCTATATAGATGAATTAAACTTAGACATTGACTGGAAAAACCTAGAAGAACAAGAATATATTATTACAGAATCATTAGGCACACACAATGTTAGGCATTGTACAGATAAGTTTAAGAAATTGTTTTCAAATAATTTTGATGCTATGTTTGATGAATTAATATCTGTTTATCCTAATAGAGTTCATACTTCTACAGACACAAGAGTTTTATGTGCCGTTGATCCAAAAGCTAAGAGTAATTTAAAAGCTAAAAAAAGATATAAATTAGTTATTGGGCATAAATTACATGTACATAATAGAATAATAAAACTATTAAAAGTACAATTAAAAATGCAAGCAGATAACTTAGGTTATATGCAAAATTTAGAAACATGGATTAATAACCATACTTGGGAAAAGTATGAAAACATAAATGAAAATGACACAGGAAAAACTGCCAAAAGAATTACAAGATCCCTTTAAAGATAGCGGATTTAAAAGTATAAACAAAGCTATTAGTGCTTCTCTACATCAAGTAGAGAGTGGCATTAAAGGCGAAAGACGTGTTTACCCCACTAAGTGGTCGAGGCTAAATAGAAATTTACTTGGAGGACTACAGCCAGGTAAAATGTATGTTATAGCTGGTCGCCCAGGTGTAGGTAAATCAGCATTTAGTAATCAACTTATATTTGATTTACTAGATAATAATAGAGGTAAAAAGTTACTAGTATTATATTGGAGCTTTGAGATGCCAGGACATCAACAAATCATGCGTGCAGGCGCTAAAGGCACAGGAAAAGAAGTGAGTGAATTATTATCTGTAGAACAGAGATTAAGTAGAGAATCCTATGAGAAATTTAAAGCGGAAGTTCTTAAGTATGCTCATTATCCTATTTATTTTAATAATATACCTAGAAATATGGAATTTATTAAAAATGCTAATGTTGATATAACTAATAAAAAACCTGATCATACTATTGTTAATGTATTTGATCACTCTAGGCTTATCCTAAGTGATAAAGAACATGAGCTACAAAAACTTAATGATGTATCTAAAGGGTGTATGTGGCTACAAGCTAAAATGGGAACTATAAATATCTTAATATCGCAGCTTAATCGTAACATAGAACAGGAGCATCGCGCTAAAGCACAATATCAACCATTATTAACAGATTTATTTGGTGGAGATAGTATTGGGCAGGACGCTCACGTAGTTATGATGCTACAAAGACCCCATGATTTATATGGTCTTACAGATATATATTGTGGTGAAGACCCTGTTAAGTTGTTAGCTGTACATGTAGAGAAGAATCGTGATGGTCTGTTAGGTATGATACCATATGAAGCAGAAATGTCAACATTTACAATTAACGAAAGAAAGAAATAATGGGAAAACAAAATGAAAAATTATTAAAAAACATAGAAAGATATGAGCAAAAAGAGAAAATTAAACAGCAAAAATCCGAAGTATCAAGATCAGACTCAAGATCAAGAAAAAATAGTAAAAAAAAGAATATTAATGTGCACGGCACCTCATAATGTAAAAGTTTATGGAGTGTGGTATAAAGACTAAAACTATGGAACTACCAACAAAGAAGGTTAAGGCGAGCCGTAAATCGCCTAAGAATATGATAATATACGGAGCACCTAAGATAGGGAAGACTACCGTGTTATCGCAGCTAGATGATTGTTTAATTATAGATTTGGAGGATGGCTCAGACATGGTTGATGCTTTGAAGGTAAAAGCTAATAGTTTGAAAGAGCTCCAAGAAATTGGACAGCAAATAGTAAACAATAACAAACCGTATAAATACATAGCAATTGACACTATATCTAAATTAGAAGAAATGTGTGAATCATACGCTAAACAAATTTATATGAAAACTCCTATGGGTAAAACTTTTGAACAGAAAAACCCTGGTGCATCAGTACTATCACTGCCTAATGGCGCTGGCTACTTATATTTAAGAATGGCCTATAAAGAATGGATAGACAAACTGAATAAACTGGCAGATCATGTAATATTAGTTGGACACTTAAAGGACAAAATGCTTGAGAAGAAAGGTAAAGAGGTTGCTGTTAAGGACCTTGATTTAACCGGTAAGATTAAGCAGATTACTTGCGCTAACTCAGATGCTGTTGGTTATATATTTAGAGAAGGGGAAGAAACTATGATTTCTTTTGACTCACTAGACGATATAACTGCAGGCTCACGTTGTGAACACTTAAAGGGTAAGACCATGCCTTTAGAATGGTCAAAAATATTTATAGATTAATTAAACAAAAATGATTAAAATGAAAACAAATGTAACAGCAGGTGAAACTCCTGAACAAATTACTGTTTCTATGATCGATCAAGATCTTAAAGATGGGGTAAGTAAGTCAGAAATGGCAATTAAATATGGTATTAAACCATGGGAAGTAGATGAGATGTTTAAACATCCATTCCTTAAAGGTAGAAGACCTAGTAAAAAGAAACCTTTATCTTTTAGTTTTGTAGATGATGTATCTATGACGCCAGATGGAGAAGAAACTATTGTAGATCCTAATCAAGTAACTTTAGATCAAGCTATAGATGAAGCTATTGAAGATGTTGAAGAGGCTAAAAATCAAATGCAAGAAACACAAGAAGCTATTCTTGATATGTTGAGTCCTACTGAATTTGAAACTCCAGAAGAAACCTTATTAGAAGCAGCACAGATAACAGGCATACCTAATGGAGACACAATGTCCGACACAGATGATGAAGAAGAACTAAAGATAGACGAAGATACATTCGAATTATAATTAATAATCAAAAACAATAAAAATGATACAAAGTAATGCAAGTACAGAAGAAGTAGTAGGGGGAATAAAAACATTCTCAGGTTTAACAAATGTTACTGTTAAAGCAGTAAATCCAACAATGGCAGAATTACATGCAATGGACATTAATGTTAAACAAGAGCCTAATTATGAAATTGAGTTTAGTGGAGAAGCATATAATAAGATTGTATTTTGGCTAGTTAACCCAGATGGCAACTTTAAATTAGAAATACTAATGCAAAACAAAGCTAAAGTATCTCAAAATGGTAAAAACCAATGGATGAACGCAATTGGACAGTCTACATGGTCTGAAGATGCTCCAGCATATGAGTGGTGGAAGAAAGAAGGAGAGCGTAAAGCTTATACCGGAGAGGAAACTCTTATTAATTTTGTTAAAGCATATGCTAATGTAGCATCAGGAGATGAGGTTTATTTCGATACTATGGCAGCTATTGCTAATGGAGATTTAACTGAGCTTAAAGCTTTAGTAGCAAATTTAAGCACAAATGAAGTGAGAGTTCTTATTGGTGTTAAAGATAGTAAATACCAACAAGTATATACTAAATATTTTGGAAGAGTGAAACCTCAACGTGACGATCTATTTATAAAAGCTCTTAATGATGACTATGGTTCATTTAATGCTGACTTTAATGCGGATCTTAAATGGGGAACTCACACATCTACAGCTACATTGGTTAGTCCAGATACAATTTCTGAAGAAGAAGATTGGACAATGCCTGATGAGCCTCAAAATGGTGTAAAAGCAGAAGCTGACGCACCATTCTAATGGCTATAGCTAGTAGAAATAGCGAAGATCATTTACATACAGATGTCATACTTGGTAAGATAACCGAGTATGACATTTTTATGTATTA